GATAACTTACCTTCAAATCTTCCCATTTGTATTTTCCAATTATTCCTTAAGTTTCCTGTTGTTCCGAAAGGTGCTTTTTGTTTTGCTTGGTCTTGTATTCTGATTAAAGAATATTTTATTGCTTTATTAACATGCTTTTCACTTATAGCAGGATATTTATCTGCCATTTCAATCAGCTCATTAAGTCCCTTTATTTCAAAACTTATCATATTTGTGGTTTTACTATTAATACACGTTTATAATCTAATAAATTTCCATTGTTAAATGTAGCTACACCTTTCACTGTATAATGTACATTTTCAATAGTAACTTTATCATTTGTTTTTATATCAACAAAAACCTCAAAGATAGCATTAAAAGCTGTGCCATATTGATATCCATTCGTAGCACTTTCTATTTCAGATAAAGGTCGTAATGAACATTTAACAGAAAGGTCTGCTCCGTCTAAATCGCTATCGCTACTGTCAATTAAATCATCTCCATCATTATCAATTCCATCTGTCGCATAACTTGCTGTTGATATTGATACGTATGATGAAATATTACCAACATAAGTTAATCTTTTTATATCTTGAACAAGTTTTTGCGATGTAAAGTATTGCATTTAATTATATTTTATATATTTTATTAATCTATTTTTTAGCTCTTTATCTATACTTAAGTTATTAAATGTAACACTTTGTCCTTCTGTAGACATATTAGATATACCTTGTGATTTTCTGTTGTTAAAGTTTAAAGTAACAAGTTCTGTAGCAATCTGTATTAAATCTACAGGTAACTGTGATATTGAATTAGTATAACCTCCAAAGAATATAACCTTAATATATCTTTTTATTTTTGGAAGTTTAGAAGAAAATATTATTTTTCCTGTTTCATAATCTACTATATAAGCAGATTTTTGATAATCAACCCATGTTATATTATCCCATGTGCCTGATTGATATTGCAATCTTATTCCATTAGTTATTAATCCTAGAGTTGCATGTTGAACAGAAGTCGATAGTAATGGAAAGTCACTTAGAAAAAGTTCCTCTTCTCCGTCTGTATCAAAATATTGAGTTATAGGTGCTGTAATATTATAAACAAACTCTCTATTACAAAACTTTTTTATTTGAGCTGATACTGATGTTATAAGATTTGTTAAAAGTGAATCATGAGTAACTGATGATATGTCTAGGTATTCCTTAACCCTTGCTAATGTTGTTAAGTCCATTATTTTGTTTTAACTTTTTTATCTTTTAATGTAACCATTTTATTTGGAATTTCATCTACAAATTGTTTTTCTATAGTTTCAAAATCATCTTGGCAAAGATGTTTAACTTCTTTTTCTGTATATAATTCTCCTTTTATATATTGTATTCCGTCGCAATATACATTTGTTTTTGCTTTTTTCATAATGTTTATTATTAGAGCTTTTAATTGTTACCTGCTCTATCCAACCCCCTATAAAAAGGGATTGATAAGATTAGGTAAGTGTTTCTGAATTTAGTCCTGCTCCTGCTACTTGTGGTCGAACAAGTATATTTACATTTATAACTCCTGAAACTGTTCCTGCATTTGCTGTAACATCAACTTGAGCTCTAATAAATTTCAATGATTGATTTTTTATATCAACTGATTTTTCGGCAACTTTGTAAGAAGATGCTGTCCCACTGAAAGGGTTAATAGATGCGATTGTTGTGTATGCTCCTGCAACTGCTGTTGAACCTTGTATATTTACTACATACGTAGCACCTGTTGAGGTGATAAGTCCTGTATTAACTATAACTAGTGCATCAACTTCGAACTGTCTTAAATCTAATCCTGTTCCATTCAAATCGGCTGTAACTGTTGTTGAAGCGATAAGATTGAAAACTTTATATTCTTCGTTTAGTTTAAGCATAATTTTATTTTAATTAACTAATAATGACTATGATGCTGTTCTCAATACTGCAAAGGCTGTAGGAAGTCCTACTGCTATTGCATGTCTTGCGATAACTCTTACACCTGACATATTTTGGTCAATCAAGTTTATTGCTCCTACTGAACCACTGTTGAAAGTATCAACTGAAAGCTCTTGACGAACTCCGTAGAAGATATGTTTTAGATTACCAAACAATACGAACTTTGTAGACACTCCTGTTGTTGTTGGCATTTTATCTGAAAGATAAACTGGATAACCCCATAGGAAACCTGCTGTTGCTGTTGGCATACCTTGAGTTGCTCCAACAATAACTGCGTTTGTACTTGCTCCGAAGAAATCTCCAGAGTTTGTACCACCTGTTCTTATTTTTTGTATGATAGCCCAAACTGTTCTGTTCATAACATAACCTGCTCCTTGTAAAGCCCAAGGTTTGATTTGAGTTATCAAATCTCTCAAGTCTGCTAGTGTAACTGATGCAAAAGTGTTGAACCCTGTCGCCATTGTTACAACATTTACTGATGCGTTACCAAGTATACCTGTAAAAGGTGCACCTGTACCAACTAGACCTTGTGAATCAACTTCACCTGCGATAGCCTCTGCGAACAACTGTGCTAGTAAGTCTACAACAGATACATTTGCATCTGCTAATAGCTCATTTGACATAGCTGTAAGACCTACACATGTTTTAGCAAGTAATTGAACTTGTGCTAGAACAGGCTGTGATTCTGTTCCTGCTAGTGCCTCGCCAGGGTAACTGATTGACACAGATGTAGACAATGTTGGAATGTTCATTGTATCTGAACCCATTGTTATTCTTGTAGCCATTTTAGCTATAAGTCCAAAGTCTTCAACGATACGATAAACTTCTGCTGTAAATTCTTCAGGAACTACGAAACCTCCTGCTGAACCTGTACTTTCTGTCATTGCCTTACGGAATGTTGAAAGTATTGCATTATCTTTATTGTAAACTGCTTTGATGAATGTTGCCATTCTCTCTTTTCCGTCTACTGATTTCTCTGTAACTGGTTTAAAAGATGCAAATTTATCATCGATACTTTTTACAAGTGTATCCTCTCTTGTTTTAAAAGCATCATCAATGTTAGCTTTTGTAGCCTCATTGATCATACCTTTTAATTCGTCTGCTGTTATATCCATAATTTTATTTTATAAATTAACTATTAAATGCAGGTAAATTACTTTACCTGTTTCAATGCAGATAATAAAAAGTCTTTTTGTTTGTTATCTGTCCGAAGTGTGAATTTGATTGATTCAAAAACATCTCTTGAAATAGTAACATATTTACTCTCTACGTCATCTGCATTTTTATTGGGTGTAGCCACATCTATTTCTAGAAGTTTCTCTATTTCCAATACAGCTGACTTAAGAGCCTCCATGCTATTTTCTAAAGCTTTTCGGGTTTCTTTACTGATAACCTTTCCTGCTTTAGTTTCTATTTCAGGTGTTTCAACCTCAACAACTTCTTCTGTTGTTACTTCCTCAACCACCTCCACCACCACCTCCTCAACTATCTCAACAACTTCTTCTTCTTTTAAAGATTCCTCAATGTCTTTCTTTACTGAATCAAGCATAGCTCTTTGTGCAAGTGCATCTTGATTAGCAGGTACTGGAACGATTGATATCTCTAGTAACTCTGCACGTGTAATTATATGTCCGTTTCTTTCTAAAGCCATGAATCCAACTGATGTAGTGTTTAACATACCATCATCAACTAGTTTCTTAACTTCTTTTGCTTTCTCATGAGTTGCAAAAACCATATCAAATACTAGTTCACCTTTTATAACTTCTATATTGATAGCTTTTCCAACTGGTAACTCATCATATCTATGAGCCCACAATATAACAGGGTTATTTTTAAAGTTATCTAATATCCAACCATTTTGGTCAATACTATCTCCTTGTCTATCAACAGAAGATGTAGATGCAATAAATCTGTATTTATTATCACCTGCTTTAGTAATACTACCTTGAATGAAGATTTTTTTATTATTCATATCTATATTATACAATAAATGTTTTACAAACCCAAAATAGCATCTTCAAGTGTTACAACATATTCTGATATTGTAGCAGGAAACTTTGTCTTATCATCTAAAAAAGCCTCTCTTATAAATTTAACCTCACTTACTTCAAGATTTACTACAAATGTTTTATCTTCTAAAGCATTTGCTATCTTCTCTGATATCTTTGCATATACACGTCTGAATTGACTTGTAAGTCCGTCTTTATATTGTGCTGAAACTGCATAATCAATATATGACTTTGTAAGCTCTGCTTTTGCTTTTATAACCTCATCTTCTGTGAAAGTATCTTCATATTTTATTTTATAATTAACTGCCAAATTTAATATTTTCATATTTTATTTTATTTTATTTATTTATTTTTTAATACAAATATTATACCACAGGTAAAAATAAAACAACATCTATATGAAAAATGTTGTTTTATTGAATACACCAAGAAAAAATTTATATAAATTAAAAAACTGTGGGTTAGACCTTTATCACCCACTGTTATATTATAACAAAAAACACTAGCACCTGACAGGATATGCTAATGTAAATTGGGGACGTTAATAACT